TTTGCGCTACAGAACCGGAGGGCGTAATTTTGTTCTCGTCCATAATCAGAGATTTCAAACTGATTGTCCGTTCTGTAATAGTAAAAGCTGGATAGTAAAGACAGAGGGACAGGTTATGATAGGAGGGGCTGAGAACTCAACGTCCTATATAGGATGTGAGATGGGAGATCCTAATGATCCAGAAGGTATGTTTAATAAGGTACAAGTAAAATGAGCGATTTCGGTTTTAAGGAAGATAGCTACAGCACAGTTTTCTATAAGAAGGGTTTTGCCCTAGAGGATGATGTTAGAGTAAGCTTGATAGTAGCGGAAGAAGATAAAGAGTGTTGCGCTAAAGCAATACATAACCTAAAGAGAGACAGTGTCAGACACTTTATCAAGTTAGGTAAAGATGGCACGTTTGGCGATCCAGATAGCACAGATTTTGCTCGTGCTAGAAAAGGATTCTATTCGTGGACCAAAGTATCAGTTGATGCTTTTAGACTGTATACGAAATTTCTTCGTACAGGCAGTAGAACGTGTAAACAACAAGCAGAAAGAGAAAGATAATGGCTAATAAAAAAGGACCGTTGAGTATAGTAGAGAAGTTTTATATTGTTCAGAACCCACACAGTAGTTCAAACAAAGAGTTGGCTGCTGAATTGGGAAGGACGGTTAAGACTATTGAGAAGGTAATCAAAGAGGCAAAGGTTGAAGAACCAATCAAGGACGAGTCTGACCGTGTTATTGATCCTAAAGTAGAGAGTAGGACTAGAAAGCTTATGGGTAGAAAGACAGCAACAGGAAGAAAGGGAGTGTCTATTATGACCAAGGAAGCATCTGAATATTCAGATCATACTAGGTCTCAAAGGCTAGACAAGACTAAGTTGGATAGGCCGGAAAGATACAGTGATCCCGGTATCGCCAAGATTTTCCCAGATGAGGAATAACATGACACTAGCAGACAAAAGGTTTGAACAAATAGGATGGAGTGGACTATCCCATGAAGTAGACGATTGGCTGGACAACCACATGGTTACGAATGCTGTGTGGTGTGTAGTTCTCTCTAATGGAGTTAACATAATTGAAGATGATGGAAGACCGGGTGTATACCCGGCAAGCTCGTGGGAGAGGCTGAGATTCTATTGTAACATTAATGAGTTGTCTATAAAAGAAATGAAGATCAAATTTAGGACGAACGAGAGACATCTTGACGTAGATGGCGAAGCTGTTTTCTTCTGCAAGTCACTTTTAGCCGGAATTTCTTCAAAAAATACCTTTTCGTACTTGACAGGGACGCTCAAGGAGGGTATACTAAAGATAGTCAAGTGGCGTGTCCCAGATTTGTCACAGTCAGAATTCATTGATGGATCAATGGTGAGTTACCGCGATCCAGAAAAGTCCGAAGAGTGTTTGATAGGGAAGTGATAATGTATAAATCTCATTCGAGTGGTGAAGAATGTACTGCGGCTCAACTAATCGCTGAAATACTGATAACAAGACAAGAGCAAAAGAAAAAGAATATAGTGCCTCATAAATTTTGGAACCTTCCAAAGTATAAGAAGCGCTATATTTTTACTATTATTCAGGCCAATGGCCTGCTAAAGCTATATAGCGGTGATGCTATAATAGCGGCTCTTATGGCTAACAACTGGATAGCGTGGGCTAATGCAAATGCTCTGCCTCAGATGATTAAGAAGGAAGAGGCTAGGATTGCCAAGTTGAAGATTGATCTGGAATCCGTCACTGAAACAGTTCATAAAGAGACCAAGCCTATGAAGGTTTATGGAAAACAAAGCATGTTAAGTAAATTGAGGGATTTAGATGGCAAAAGAGAAAAAAGCGAAGAAGATTAATTACACAGAACAGGACATGGTTAAGGGTGGTCTGTTAATGGGGGCGAACTATCTAGTTGAGAATCCAAAACAAATAATCTCAGTAAGTCCCGCGTCAGATTTAGGATTAGGTGGAGGTATACCAGAAGGTAGTTGGGTAGGTTTATCAGGCCCGCCAAAATGCGGGAAGACAACGCTTGCGTTGCATATAGCTGCCAAAGCACAGATGCCAGAGTATGGTGCTAGACCTACGTTTTTGATTGACGTAGAACACAGGATCAAAGACCTTCATCTTAAAGGTATAAAAGGCCTTAAATTGGCCAAAGACGGAGAAGACGCCTCTGGTCTAAGAGTAATGAGATCAATCAAGGGAAATATTATTGGTGCGGAAGAGTTCCTTACGGGGGCTACGAACATCATTAAGAACAATCCCGGTGCAGTAGTCATCATCGACTCAACCTCAGCCTTGTGTTCAGCCAAAGAGTTGTCGAGCGATATTAGTGGTCAGATGAGATCGTTAGGACCGAAGATTTTGGCTTCGTTCTGTCGCCAAATGGGTCCGGTAGTTCCTGTCAATAACTGTATCGTTATATCCATTCAGCACTTGATTGCTAATACGAGTGGGTTCGGAGCGTCACAATACGAAGATAGTGGACGCAAGGTTCAATATCAGGGCGACGTTAAGATGCGATGTAAGAGTAGTCAGGCATGGAAAGAGTCCGAAGTTCAAATAGGTCAGAGAACTGAGTGGACCGTATCTTGGTCGGCACTAGGCCCACCGGGAGCAACAATCGTTAACTGGCTTAGATATGGAACGGGCATTGACGAGACCACGGAGCTTATAGACTTATGTCTTGATGTAGGTTTAATTTCTGCTGCTGGTGCTTGGTATAATTTCGACTATCTACAAGAACTTGCAGAAGAAAATCTTAAAGTTATTGAAGAAAATGAAAATGCACCTAAGTCTACCCTAATAGAATTAATGGGCGACAAGCCACCGGAAAAAGCATTCAAGAAACAAGGCAGGGAAAAGGTTTATAATTTCTTGGTTGATAATCCTTTTATAGAGACAATGCTGCTTGATGAGGTTAGGTCTATACTATGAATGTAGTCGGACTTGATGACAAAGAATACAGTTGGAACCTTTCCCTGTATAGAAATAATCAAAGAGCAACGGCGTCTGCGGGTCATAAAAAGGCCCGCACACTGCTTAAAGAGTTGTTTCCGTTTGACCCCGTCCTAGAAGAGTTGACGCTACCGGGTATTAGGCCCAAACTGTATGCAGACTTCTTTATAGCTGCACAGATGTTGATGGTTGAAGTTCAGGGAAGACAGCATTATGAATATGTGCCGTTTTTTCATAAGACTAAACACAATTATTTCAAGGCAGTAAGGCGAGACAATACTAAGCTGTCTTGGTGTACTAAAAACAATATATTACTAATAGGCTTAAACGATCAGGAGTCAGTAGATGAGTGGAGAGAACAAATCCTTCAAAGAAAGGCTTAAAGAGTATGAGTCGCTATTAGATCAGTACACAGTAAAGGTCGGTATTGCTCATATAATGTACAACACAGAGGTCAATGAGATCATGATGTATGATTCAGACCAACTACGTGGAATGTCTCACGAACAATGTGGAGAGGGGGCCTTTATCCTTTCCAACTATGCTACATTTATTCAAATGGAGTACAATAGACACAAGGCAAGAGTTAAATGGGCAGAGACTGAGTTGATGAGGATTATAGCTGGCACAGGAGACAGGTATGGTGATGGATACACAAAGTTTGAACTACGCAAGGCCAATTGTATGAATGACGACACCTCTGCTCAAGTATTAGGAAGTATTATTAGACACGCCGAAGGAAGGGCAATTCAATTAGAGGGTATGTGTGACGGCCTAAGAGACATGGCTAGATACTTAAACAGCCTACAACAAACAAAGAGGTACAAAAAATGACAATAGACGCACAAAAGCTACTTGAGAAAGGTATGAAGTACCAAGATTGGGAGCTAATAGAAGAAGCACAAGCATTACTAGCAGCACAAAATGGTGGGAAGCCACCCACAGAGATACATATACCCGAAGATACGTCTGGTGGAGTTACGCCTGTTGTGCCAACGCCGGATGAGGTGTTAGCTAGAGGTAAAGAACTTAAAGAACATCACGAACATCCAAACGGTGAGTTTGGGATGAATATTAGGTCTGCCGGAGGAACTAGAGATAGGGGAGACGGCAGCGGCACAAACGCTAGACGTGAGTCTATTAACACTGAGAGGGTTGGTGCATTTAACTACTTTGAAGACGACCTGTCTGAAATGACTCAACATACTAAGGCATCAATAGAAGAGTCTAGTTCAGATGGAAAGACTCCATATTCAAATAGAACTCCCGGCAGAAGAAAGGCTCCTATTAAGCTGGTTGAGGTTACATGCATAGGACACGGAGACAAGGGTTGTGGAAAGAAGTTTAAGGTAGCTCCGAAACATGTAAGGATTAAAGATGGAGAAAACAGGTACGTGTGTGAAAAATGTATAATGGGCAAAGGTAGAAGAAATAGGATGTAGAATGACAGACAAAATTAGAGAAGACTTGGCTTCGGAGAGAGTAGTATTATCTGGCATTTTTAGACACGGTAAAGAAGCGTTACTAGACATTAGTGATCTAATCTCAGTAACGGCCTTTACGCAGACAAACAACCAGATAATATTCAAGTGTATTGGAGAGGTATTAGAGAATAATAATACGGTTGATATTCCAGCGTTGCTGGCCGCGTCAGCGTCTTTAGGTTTATACGACGTTGTTAATACTAAGGATGAGCTAGAATATATTAGTTCTCTTGAGATTTTTCCCACCAATATCGAGAGTGTCAGACCTCACGCTATTAAACTGAAAAAGCTGGAAATCGCCCGAATTATTCAGGCGAGAGTAAGAGACGCCTTCACTTCATTGAATGATGTGACTGGAGACGAGAGTATTGACGAGATAATTTCTCTTGCTGAATCTCCTATCTTCGACATTTCAAACGATATTAATAAACAGTCTGATGAACGAACGGTTAAGATTTTTGAGGACGTTATTGAGTATCTTGACCATCTTAGAGAGAATAAGACAGAGCAAATTGGCATAGGGACAGGGTTTGATATTTATGACGAGGCTGTGGGTGGAGGGCAACGTGCCGGTTCTGTTAATCTAGTGGTGGCTAGGCCAAAAGCTCTTAGAGATAATTCTAAAGTTTATACAAACGTTGGCCCTAAATTAATACGAGATATAAAGGCTGGGGATGTTATTAAACACCCATTTAGTGGAGATACAACGGTTATAAAAATATGGCCACATAAAAATATAGATATTTATAGAGTACACTTTAGAGATGGAGATTTTGTAGATTGTTGTGAAGACCATATATGGCATGTGCATAAAAGATACGGAAAAAATAAAGAACAACTGAAAACAACCAAAGAATTGTTAAAAGATTTAACAACTGGAAAAAGAAAAGACTATAAATGGGATATTCCTTTACCAAATATTGTAGAGTTTGAAGAAAATGACGTAGCAATAGATCCATATGTGATGGGAGTTTTGCTTGGAGACGGGTCTGTATCAAATAATACGTGTGTTTATCATACGGCTGATGAAGAAATACATCAGTACATGAAATCATACGCAGAAAGTATTGGGTGTGAAGTAAAGATAGATCAAGACCCAGAAGACAATCTAGTAACCTCTTATAGAATAAATACTTTTCAAAATAGACTTAGAGAAACCGGTATTTTTGGTAAAAATTGTTATGATAAGTTTATACCAAATGATTATATTTATAATTCTGTTAAAGTAAGGCTTGAGGTATTGGCTGGTTTGTTAGATACCGATGGAGATTGTACTGTTGATAAAAGAAGCGAACAAAGTAGAACAAGGTTTTGTTCTGTATCTTATGATTTATGTGCTGGTGTTAAAGAAATTGTACAGTCTCTTGGAGGATTGTGTTCAATCAATCAACAAGAGACAACATGTAATGGAAAGAGATTCAGTTCATATAGGTGTGAAATAAGATTACCTTATGGAATTAATCCCTTTAAACTAAAAAGAAAAGCTTCTAAGTTTACAGATAGGGCGATTGGAATCCTTAAAAGGACAATTGTAAAAATTGAAAGGGTTGGAAAAGATGATGCTAGATGTTTGACTCTATCAGATGATGATGGATTGTTTATGACAGACAACTATGTAGTTACGCATAACACAGGTAAGACAACAATGGCTAAAGAGGTTGCTCTATACGTAGCCGGAGATGGGATTCCTGTACTCATGCTTGATACAGAAATGTCTAAGCATGACCAAGTCAATAGAAGCGTTGCTAGTGGAGCGAGCATATTAACGGGATCAGTTGAGACAGGAAAGTTCGACGAAAACCCAGAAGCAGTAAGAAAAGCATACGAGTGGGGACAGAAGGCTAAAGACCTACCGTATTATTACAGAAGTGTTGCTGGCAAACCTTTTGAAGAAATTCTTTCTATTGTTAGAAGATGGTTAATGCAAGACGTAGGCATAGATGATAATGGCAATGTTAAGCCCTGTCTAGTAATTTATGACTACTTCAAACTAATGGATGAGTCATCGCTTGATAAGATGCAAGAATACCAAGCTATGGGTTTTCAGATCAGTAAAATGACAGATTGTGCTAATCAGTTTAAGTTCTCTTGTTTGGCGTTCGTTCAGGCTAACAGAGACGGTATTACTAAAGAGTCGTCGGATATTGTCAGTCAGTCAGATAGGCTATTATGGGCTTGTGGATCTCTATTCTTGTTGAGAGAGAAGACAGACGAAGAGCAAATAGCAGACGGTGTTGCTAATGGTAATTTGAAGCTCGTACATATTGATTGTAGGTATGGACCCGGCCTAGATGGTGACTATATTAACATTTTTAGGGACGGAAACTACTCAGTTATGAAAGAGTTAAGTACGCAGAAGCAAGCCCTTAAATTACAGACCGAGGGCGTGGTTGGATATGAAACCGAAGACGCAACAGTTGAAGACGTACCGTTTGATTAGGAGAAGTTATGGCTAATTCGGCTTTAGTAGAGCTATGCGAGAGCGTAGTTGGAAACATTGACTTATTGTTTGACTACTTCGGAATTGAACCCGTAGTATATGCGGATAGACTGTCCTTCTGTTGCCCTATTCATGAGAGCGATAATCTAGAAAGTGCGAGCATCTTTGTCACGGGGCATACAAAGATTGGTAATTGGAAATGTTGGACTGCCTCTTGTGAAGAAGAAATTTTAGAAGACGACAAGCCTCGTGGAAACTCTCTTTTTGGCTTAGTTAGAGGACTTCTTAGTGTAAAGCTAGAAAAGCCAGTATCGTTTCGTGACTCTATTGTTTTTCTTCAACAGCTTTACAACATCGAGTCTGCCTCAATAAATACTAAATACCAAGATGTGAACTATAAGGAAAAAAACAAGTTCATAATGACATCTAGGATATTAGGATTAAAGGCTCCTGATATAAAAGGAACGCTTGAGAGAAGCGAAGTAAGAGGAAACCTTCAAATACCGGACCAGTATTTCCTTGGTAGAGGATTTTCGACTGAAATATTGGAAAAGTACGATGTGGGATACTGTGATACTTATGGGGACCAAATGTTCCAGCGAGCAACTGTTCCAATCTATGATGATGACCATAAACGATTGATAGGGTGTGTTGGAAGGACTACTAAACCTCTATGTACCATGTGTGAATTTCACCATGACTTTGACAGGAAATGTCCATCTAATGAGATAGAGAAAAGATGGGGAAGGAAGTGGTTAAATACGTCAGGATTTAGATCAGATACGTTTCTATACAACTATTGGTACGCTAAGGAACATATCAGTAAAACTGGCTGGGCCATATTGGTTGAAGGTCAGGGAGACGTATGGAAGTTAGAGATGGCGGGATACCACATAGGATTAGGCATCTTTGGAGACTCTCTAGGAGACAACCAAAAGAAGGCTATAGACAAGATTGGAGCGATTAATCTGTTAATATTAACAGACAACGACAAGGCTGGCCTAGAGGCCAGAAACAAGATCAGCAAGAAATGCTGTAGATACTACAATTGTTACTACATGGATCTACCTAAGAAGGATTTAGGAGATATGGACCCCGTAGATATTCAAAACTTTTTGGAACCAATGTTAGGTGGAAAACTATGACACAGAGAATTTTATTGTTAAGTGGAAAAAAGCAAGCAGGCAAGGACACTACAAATAATTTCCTACATGGATATTTAATGCGCAGAGCAGGAGTTATTAGTGCTTTTGAGGTTGATGAACAGGGAAGGCTTCTTGTTAATACGGAGTTTCTAAACGCTGCGGGAGAAAAAGAAGATGGAATGGGCGTTTTTGATCTATCTAGAACAGATGGAGAGTTCTTTAATTATATGGCTAATAAGGTTTGGCCTTATGTTAAATCATACAGTTTTGCCGACGAACTTAAGTCCATCTGTATGGGTTTGTTCGGACTAACTTATGACCAGTGTTACGGAGCGGATGAACATAAGAACTCGAACTCTAAGGTTAAGTGGTCTGATATTTCCTTTGCCCTTCCTCCTAGACAGGTAGGCGTGCTGAAGAAGATAAAGGATGGAGTTAAGAAGTTCGACCAGTTCCTTACAGCTAGAGAATTTCTGCAACAGTTCGGAACTAACTTTTGCCGCAAGGTTTATGGCGATTGTTGGGTTGACTTCTGTTATAACCAAGTGGTCGCAGAAGGCGTACCATTCGCAGTTATAACTGATGGTAGATTTCCAAATGAAATAGACGCAGGTAAAGCCCACGAGGTTAAAACCATTAGGTTCTTGAGAGATGTACATGGAGACAAGCATGAGAGTGAGTTGGCTCTTGATAAATATGAGTGGGACGAGGATAATACCTTCATTTTGGACAATTCCGAGATGTCAATCGTGGAACAAAACGAAGTCGTCTTAGCTAAATTAGCGGAGTGGGGCTGGATTACAGCCGAAGTTTGAGGGGTAAACAATGGGTAAAAAATGGTCAAAAACAGAAGAAGCCTATCTTAGAGACAATTTTGATAATTTAACATTGGATGAATTGTCTACTAATTTAGGTAGAGGTAGAAGAGGTACTCAAACTAAGCTTTATTCTTTAGGATTACGTAACTTTACTGCAAAACGATGGACAAAAGAAGATGAAGAACTACTATTAGAACTATATCCAACAAAAGGTGTAAAATATGTTGCCAAAAAACTAGGCAGGACTCTCGATAGTGTTTCAGGAAAGTGCCGTAAACTTAAAATATCTAAACAACACAAATGGCAAAAATTGGACCATGAATATGTTATTGATCAATATGTTATTAAAAATCGTTCTGTTAATGAAATATCTGAAGAACTAAATGTAGTGTTTTGGGACGTATGTACGATACTAAATAAAAACAATATACCTACTCAGAAAAAAGAACCAAAAGTTGGCAAGGATCATGGTAAATGGAGGGGTTTTGGAGATATTAGTAGGACGCATTGGAATGATATAAAATGGTCGGCTAAAGATAGAAATATAGTGTTTGATATTGATATAGATTTTGGGTGGAGATTATTTTTAGAACAAGAAAGAAAATGTGCTTTATCTGGCGTTGATATTAAGTTCTCTATAAAATCAGGGGGTTGGTGGAAGAATACTACTGCTTCATTAGATAGAATTGATTCATCTAAATTTTATACCAAAGATAATGTTCAGTGGATACATAAAAGGCTTCAGTTTGTAAAGGGAAGTCTTATGGAAGACGAGCTTTTAAGCTGGTGTAAATTAATAGTAAAACATAAAGGTAAAATATAGATGCTTACTACTTATTTTCGTAGTTCCTCATATAATAATTGGGACTTTTGTCAGATGCAATATTTCATGACTTATGTGCTTGGGTATGCTTACCCTGCTGGTCAAAAGGCAGAGCAAGGTACAATAGTACATAAGGTTTTGGAATGTCTTGCGGTGATAAAAAAAGAGATACAGGACAATCCCAGTTCTGACTTTATAGATGATCCCCAACTAGGAAAAATAGAATTCGATAGTCAGAACTGGTTGAAGGTTAAGTTTCTTACAAAATCAGAAGTAGCAAAAGTGAATCTTAGTCGCAAGGCCAAGTCTATCTATAAGAGTAAGTGTACTATCGAAGAAGGACATATGAGAAGGGGAATCGACCTCGTTGAATATATTTTTGAGAAGGCGTATAACTACTACAAGGATAAAAGCGTTCAGACGTGGAAGCCTGCACAACGCAGAGATTGCCATAACTGGACATGGATGGCGTTAGATTATAAGAATGGGATGTTCGACCCTCGCCAAAAAACGATTATGGACGCGGAACCACACTTTGACATAACGATCAATCGCCCTTGGGCCAAATTCGAGTACGAAAACGCCGCTGGCGAACTTATTTCTGGAAATCTGGCGATAAAAGGCACAATTGACTTGATTACTTCGGTCGGGCCGGGTATACTTGAGATAGTTGATTGGAAAAGTGGGCAGCGAGTTGACTGGTCAACTAGGACGATGGAAAAGAAAACTTATGAGAAACTGTGTAAAGACCCACAACTAATGTTGTACTATTACGCGGCTCGTCATATGTATCCAGAAGCCGAAGCAATCATCCTGACGATCTTCTTTATAAGAGATGGTGGACCGTTTAGCATGAGTTTTGACGATGCCACAATGATCGAGATGGAGCGTCTCTTAGAGAAGAGATTCAAAGAGATCGTTAAGAGTCAGAAGCCTAAGATGTTAGACCCTAGACAGGGAGTCTTTAAATGTACTAAGCTGTGTCCGTTCTTTAAACATAACTTTGAAGGATCAGACAAGAACATGTGTTTGGAAGCTAACGAGTTGATTCAACTTAAAGGTATTGATTACGTAACTGAGAACTATACTAAGGAAGGTCATAGTATAGGGACATACAACGCACCGGGAGAGTAAAATGAAGGACATTAAATTTGTAAGCGACGAGATCAAGGCAAGAATGGATAAGAGCGATGCTGACGGGGGAGTTTTTCTTAAGCGGCTGAAAGCCGGTGACGTTCTTACCGTTGATACTAGAAACTCCACTTATATTCTTGAAGTGGTAGACCCTGAAAAATGGGTTGTAAATATTCAGGGAGGCATCAGGTTTCCAGAATCAACTGAGGTAACTATCAATGGATCAACATGGGGAGGCTCTATGTTAAAGATAGGGTTTGTTGGTAATGGTATGTGCTTGGAAATAAGGATTCCATCAGAAAAACATAGGCTTAATACCTCTTGCATAGAAAATATCCACGTTAAGACTGATAAGTTTAGTTATGACGTTAACCCACAGGAGTTGAACTGATGGGAAAAGAATACGATAGCATGTATGATGACAATGATGGATGTGTATTTCATTTGATGAAATCGGGCAGGCCGGGACATTGTTTGGTCGCATGGGAAGACCCATTCGATATGGGCGTTTATCATGTTAAAGGTTCGATCAGCGAAGTTAAAGAGAAATATTTGGAAATAAGGCGAACAAAGAATGAATTGGACCCCACTACACTTACATAGCCATTATTCCTTGCTAGACGGTTTGAGTAAACCACACCAGATAGCCAAGGTTTGTGCAGATCAAGGATTCTCCTCATGTGCCTTAACGGATCATGGCAACATTTCAGGAGCAGTTCAGATCACTAGAGCCTTGCGAGATGTAGGGGTTAAGCCGATATTGGGTAACGAGTTTTACATTGCAAATCAAGACGCCACGGTAAGAGAAAGAGCAAGCCACCATCTTGTAGTATTAGCAAAAAACTATAAGGGGTGGCTTAAGCTTATTGAGGCTACGTCTAACTCCAATAGTAAAGAATTCTTCTACTACAAGCCACGCCTTGACCTAGAGAGACTTGCTGGTTACTGTGGCGATCTGATAGCGTTCTCCGGTCATCCCGGCAGTTTGCTTGGGAACCTTGTATTCAAAGACAATTCAGCCTACAACATGAAAAACCCACAAGACCACGTTCATGCTGATGCTGTTAATAGAATTGGAAAACAAGCATTATACTTGCAGGAAATATTTGGCAAAGGGAATTTCTTTATTGAAATCCAACTAATAGATCAGGACTCATTTAAGCCTGCGGGGGTTATTGGTAAGGTTCTACGTGAAGTTAGCATCAAGTTTGGTATTCCATGCGTTGCTACGGCGGATTCACATTATCCTACACAAGCTGACGCCGTAGATCAGCGAGTATTACTGTGTTCTTCTCTTAAGACAACCTTCAGTAAGGTTATGAATTCGATTGGCACAGCGTCAGAATTTGGTCTTAGCACCTTCTTTAAGTCTAAAAACTACCATATTCCATCTTATGAAGAGATGGCAGTAGCTCATACAGACCATGAGATTCAGACAGCTAATGAAATAGCTGATATGTGTGAAGAATATGACATTCTTTCAACGCCTAGAATGCCCCAGTTTGATTGTCCCGGTGGACTTAGCCAACCAGAGTATATGAAAGAGCTATGTCGTAAAGGATGGTCAGATAAACTCCACTCCTTTGGAGTGGTTAAAGATGATACATTAAAGGAAGAATACAAGGATAGATTTTTGAGCGAGTTCGGAGTTATTGAGAAAGCTGGACTATCTGGATACTTTCTTGTTGTACAAGACTATGTTAACTGGGCCAAGAAGAAGGGTTGGTTAATGGGACCGGGTAGAGGCTCGGCAGCCGGAAGCTTAGTTTCTTACCTGCTAGGCATTACTAACATTGACCCGATTCCACACGATTTGCTTTTTAGTAGGTTCTATAATGAGGGACGTAATACTGCTGACAGGGTTTCTCTTCCTGATATTGATATCGACTGTCCAGTGGAAAAAAGAGGAGAGATCATAGACTACCTTAAGCTTAAGTACGGTGAAAACAACGTTGCTCAGATTTGCACGTTCGGTAGACTACAAGGCAAGTCAGCACTTAAAGAGGTGTTAAGAGTACACGAGGCTTGTGGCTTCGATATGATGAACCAGATGACTAAGTTCATTCCTGCGGAGCAGGAAATTGCTGACTTGATGAAAGACTCAGGCGAGACTTCAATTATTAACTGGTCATTAGAGAACGATCCTCAACATTTTCAAGACTGGTGCAGAAAAGAAGACGATGGAACATTAGTCGGAGAGTTTTCTGAATACTTTAAACAAGCCATTAGGATTGAAGGTACATACAAGAGTATGGGTAAACATGCTGCTGGCGTGGTTATCTCAGTAGAAGACTTGAACACCGTCTGCCCCATGATTAAAGAGAAGAAGGGGTCAGATAAGATGACCGCGTGGGAAATGAATGACTTAGAGGCTGGTGGTCACGTAAAGTTTGATTTACTCGGCGTAGCAATTTTAGATAAACTAATGGGAGTCAATGAATTGTTAAAAAACGGCTGTTTTGACGAGTAATTTGCGATTTTGGTGTATAATCTCACTAATATGTGTCAAGAATTTGAAGACGCAACTGGTATAGAAGTGACAATAAAGTTTTATTAAGGAATGGGTGCTTTGATGAATAATTTAGTAAAAGGCGTTATACAAGACATGGTTGGAGACCTTCTTTATTACGATAGAAAAGAGGATGAAGAGCTTCCCGTAGGGAAGATTGAAGAAATCATTAAAGCAGAAGAAATATCTGTTGATGAAATTGTAGAGGCTTTTAGAGAAGCACTAATCAAACAAGGAAGACTAGGGAAATACATATGACACAAGAAGTAGAGACCGCGAAGCGGGTTAAGGAATTGGTATTAGATGGATTTTGTGTAGAGTATAAGGCTATTTCTATATGCCTTATTACAGAGTATTACAAACATAAGGGCATGTTGCAAGACTATGCTTTTCAGATACACGTTGACCACCATAAATTAGGTGGGACCGTTAGTGAAATAAACGAAAGCATTAACGAGTCAGTCGCAAGGTTTTTTGAATTAAGAGGTAAATGTTATGGGTGAAAAAACTGATTATCTACTGGACCACTGTGTTATTTATGACAAAATGTTGTGTGAAATAGCCGTTGAAAACGGACTAGAAGGAAGTAAGTCTCGTTTATACAGACACTTTAATGGGGCTCCAGAGTTTCAATTAACAATCGAAAGGTTGTTGAAGCAAATTGACAAGCAGGATAAATGGCTTAAGAAGCGTAAGGAAGAGGTTACCGTTCTTACGAATGCTATTACGGAGTGTAATAAGCGTAAGGAATTCTACAAGAGTGCAGCGGCAGATTCTAAGAGAGTTAAATGATCTTAAATTTCCCGATATAGAAGTTATAGTGCTATCGATAAAAAGGTTTGGGATTTTAAAAATGCTGGAAACTCTTAAAAAATCAATTATCAAATGTGACAAATGTAGCCTTTGTGGTGAATTACCTTTAGGTCCAGTATTTGGAATAGGAAAAGAAAAATCTAGAATTATGTTGCTAGGAGAGGCGGCTGGAAAAGATGAGGCTATACTAGAAGAACCTTTTGTGGGACAGTGTGGGCAACTTTTAGATAAGATGTTGTTTTCAGCGGGTCTAAAAAGAAGAGATCTATATATTACCAATGTGATAAAAGCTCGCCCAACCAAAAATGATGGAAGAGCGAATAGACCTCCCTCTGACGTAGAGATTGCGGCATGTAAGGGTTGGTTGTGGAAAGAGATTCAGCTAGTCCAACCTAAATGTATTATAACGTTGGGAAAAGTCCCCACGTATACGCTGCTACGCAGCCAGTTAAAGAAGTCGTTCAAACTTGGCGACTCCGTAGGAGTCGAATACGTTGTTGATTATTGTGACAGTAGGATATTTCCTAGTTGGCATCCTAGTTACTTGATGCTTCACGGCAAGAAAGAGGTTGATTCTACTGTGAATTTATTTAAGGAGTTGAAGGAAAGGTTTTATGGTCCACGTAAAGCAAAAAATTCATAAGTCTCATGCTAGCAAAAAAAAGGGAGACTGTTTAAGAGCATGTGTTGCGAGTATACTAAATAAAAAGCTAGAGGACGTACCTCATTTTTTACAGGTAGACTATGATCGCTGGAAACATGTTCTTTACAAATACATGGCTTCACAAGGGTACAGAATATACTGCAGCAGAAAAAAATTCACTAAGGGGTTTAATATTGGGGTTGGACCACCATTAGGATGTACTGAAACAGAAGCATTACATGCTGTTGTAACTTCAAATAATAGAGTGATTTGGAGTCCAAACCTAATGCCTATAAGATACGTAAAATACTACTTTAACATAAAAAGGGTGAAACCATGATATTTAACAACATAGCGTTTAGAGACTGGGAAACTGGCGGTAAGAACAAGTATTCATGTCAGCCAATACAGTTGGCATGTGTAATGATTGATCTTAAGAGACTTGAAGTCATTGAGGATTCATTGTTTGAATCAACACTTAAACCATTCTTTACAGATGAAGAGTGCGATAAACACGGTGTAGACCCAATTGAGGACGAAGCCCTAAAGAAGAATGGGTTCACTAGGGAAGAACTTCAAGACGCTCCCGATCCTAAGTTAGTGTGGCAAAATTACTGTGACTATCTTAAGAACTACAACCTTAAAGGCAAAGACGGTGGCAAGTGGGATGCTCCCGCTGTTGGTGGCTACAATAACAGCAATTTTGATAACGTTATTGATGTCAGAATGTGTGAGAAGCACGGACCCAAGCTAGACGAATGGGGAGGATGGTCGATGTATCATCCATTCTTAAACTTTGACGCAATGCAACAAGTACAAAACGTGTTCCATGCAAAAAAGATCAATGCCTTCAACAGCATGAGTATGGACGCCATGCGTGAATACTTCGGTTATTCTACTGAAAATGCTCACAAGGCTGACGTAGACGTTAAGCAGGGGGCCGACATGCTCATTAGATTCTTGAAGCTAAACAAAGCGTTAGTCAACGGAGAACTAGACTTGCCCAAAGGTAAGAAAATCAAGTTTAAAGGATGTGTAGGAGGAAAGCTGTGAAACGTAGATCATTTAAGACGCTGTCTTATATAGTGTCAGAATGTGGTTTTGTCAAGTTAAACTTAATTTAATGTAAATTAGATTTTAAAGATGGTTGCAAAGGGAGAGGAAACAAATAAAGATGGGATTGACCTATAATTTTGACTGCGGTTGTAAAATTCCCGTACTTGATAAAGACCTAAAGGAGAACGACGGGATTCCATCAATGGAGATTCCGTATGAGGAAAT